CCTGCTCCCTCCAATCTTCCCCCCGCCGACGAAGAAGATACTGAACCGACAGAGATCCGTAAATTCGTGATCTGCCCGAACTGCGGTGAAAAGATATGGCTATAAAGCGGTGCCAGTCCAGTATCACCGTAGTTCAGGCCGCGGCGCAGCGGATTGTCAATGTGTTCCGAAACGGCCTCCCGGTCTATATGTCCTTCTCCGGCGGCAAAGACAGTTTAGTGCTTGCACACCTGGTGCTATCCCTGATTCAGCAGGGCAAAATCGACCCCTCCCAGCTTACGGTGCAGTTCGTGGATGAAGAAGCAATCTTCCCGTGCATAGAACGCACTGTTCTGGAATGGCGAAAGAAATTCCTGCTGGTAGGCTCGAAATTCGAGTGGTATTGTGTGGAAGTCAAGCATTACAACTGCTTCAATCTGCTTTCCGAGGATGAATCATTCATCTGCTGGGACAGCCAAAAACAACCCGTATGGGTAAGAAAACCTCCTAAGTTTGCGATACGCACCCACCCGCTGCTTCGGCCTCGGGTGGATGCGTATCAAGACTTCATGCCCCGGGTCTGCATGGACGGTATCACCATTACCGGTGTCCGTGCGGCAGAATCCATCCAAAGGGCACGCAACATTGCAGCCATGACCATGACCGGCAAGAATATGACGAATCGCCATCAAGTCCTGCCGATCTACGATTGGTCGAACAATGATGTGTGGTTATACTTACTTGAGAATAAAGTAGAAATCCCGGACATTTACCTTTACCTCTGGCAGGCCGGCACGGCGAAAGGCCAGCTGCGTGTATCGCAGTTCTTTTCTGTGGACACTGCCCGCTCTCTGGTAAAGATGAATGAGTATTACCCCGATCTCATGGAACGGGTGATTCGCCGGGAACCCAATGCTTATCTGGCCGCTCTGTATTGGGATTCTGAAATGTTTGGCCGTACAAGCAAGACCAGGCGTGAGCTGGAGAAAGGAGCCGAAAAGGATTACCGGGCAATGCTGGTGGATGTTTTCAATAAGATCGACACGATATTTGGTACAGCCCACCAGAAATACATTGCCAAGCGTTATAGGATGTTCTTCCTCCAAGGAAGTTCGATATTTGATAACCGTGACTGCAAAAAGATATATGAGGCGCTTATGAAAGGCGACCCGAAACTCCGGTCATACCGGGCACTATATCAGCAGCTTTACGGGCGCTATATCGACAACGCCAAGAAAGGAGAAACATGACCATGGATAACGCTTCCTTATTCGCCCCGCTCCAATCCCTGCAATGGGTGGACAGATCCCTTTTGAAGCCAAATGACTACAACCCCAACAAGGTTTCAAAGGAAAATCTGAAGCTCTTGACACAATCTATTCTGACAAATGGCTGGACGCTCCCGATTGTGGTTCGCCCGGACTACACTATTATTGACGGTTTCCACCGCTGGACAGTCAGCGGACAGGAGCCGCTTTTTTCTGCGCTAGGTGGCAAAGTGCCTGTGGTTATTGTAGATCACAAGGATGCCGCAGAGGATATTTACGGCACTGTCACCCACAACAGAGCGCGGGGCACCCATATGTTGGAGCCCATGAAAGCCATTGTGAAAAGGCTGATGGACGAGGGCAAATCCGTGGCAGAAATCGGAAAGGAGCTGGGCATGAAGCCCGAAGAAATCTTCCGGCTGTCTGACTTCTCCAAAGAGGATTTCCTGCGGATGATGGTCACAAAGGACACGCACAGCAACGCCGAGTTGTTCACCCTCGTCTGATTTCAGCGAAACAACTCAAATCTCCCTAAATATGTGAGGTGGTGAAGTCGTGCATGGATAACCGGGAGAAAGGTTACACCCTATTCAAGAAGGGCCTTAAATATAAGGAGATTGCCGAGAAGCTGGGTGTACCCGAAAGCACGGTTAAAAGCTGGGCGACGCGCTACTGGAAAAAAGGAAAAGCTGCGTCCGAAAAAGTTGCAACCAAAAAGAAAAAAGTTGCAACCGAGGACGCAACTTCTCCATCTCCACCCACCAGACCAAGGGGTGCGCCGAAAGGTAATGCCAATGGCGTGGGCAACAAGGGCGGTGCGCCGCCTGGAAATCAAAATGCCGTCATTCACGGCGGCTATTCCGCTATCTTATTTGACACACTGGACGATACCGAACACTCCATGATAGACCAGATGGAGCCCAACGAGGAGCAACTGTTGATTGATGAAATTAACCTGCTTACCATCCGGGAGCGGCGTATCATGCAGCGCATAGACAAAGCCAATAAAGACAAATTGGCAGTTTATGGGACCGTCCGCACTGAACGGAAGCGTGCATTTGACACCCCAGAAGAAAAAGAGCTTTACCTTGAAATGGTGAAAAAGAAAGTGGAAAAGGGCGAGCGCTTGCCAGGGCAGGAATATACCACACAGACCACCACGGAGGGTGCATACAGCATCATCTTGAAGCTGGAGGAAGCCCTGACCCGCTGCCAGGCTCAAAAGCAGCGTGCAATTGACAGTTTGAATAAAATCAGGCAGGCGCAAGGCAGTAAGGGCGGCGCTCTGACAGATGATTGGATTTCTGGGGTTGTAGGCTCCATGGAGATGGAGGATGATATGGATGATTGAACGCCGGGCTTTTTTCAGAAATAGAATCCCCCAATACCGGAAGAACATTGCTCTGTTTGCCGGAGAGGTGCTGCAATTCACCCCTGACGATTGGCAACGAACGGTATTCCATTCCATCGAACGGAACCGCTATACTGCCGTGAAATCCGGCCAGGGTGTCGGCAAGACCGGCACGGAGGCTGTCGTTGTCCTGTGGTTTCTATCCTGTTTCCCGTATCCCCGTGTTGTCTGTACAGCCCCGACCCGGCAGCAGCTACACGATGTATTATGGTCGGAAATTGCCAAGTGGCAGGGTGCATCCCCGCTGCTCTCTGAAATCCTCCACTGGACAAAAACCTATATTTACATGACTGGCTATGAAAAGCGATGGTTTGCGGTTGCCCGGACGGCAACGAAGCCCGAAAATATGCAGGGCTTTCACGAGGAAAATATGCTTTTCATCGTGGACGAGGCTTCCGGTGTTGCTGATCCGATTATGGAAGCCATTCTCGGCACCCTGTCAGGCAAGAATAACAAGCTGCTGCTCTGTGGCAACCCAACAAAGACCAGCGGCGCTTTTTATGACGCTTTTCATGCCTCCCGTGCTATTTACAGCTGCCACACCGTTTCATCAGAGGATAGCCCCCGCACAAACAAGGACAATATCTCCCTCTTAGAACGGAAATATGGCAGAGATTCCAATGTATTCCGTGTCCGTGTTCTTGGCGAGTTTCCCATGCAGGAAGATGATGTATTTATCTCCCTGTCCTTGATTGAGCAAGCCACTGAAAAGATGTCCGAAGCGGACGATGTGATAGACCAGATATCCATCGGCGTTGACGTTGCCCGGTTCGGCGATGATGAAACTGTCATTGCGACGCTGATTGGCCGGCGTGGCTCTATCCCGATCACTCGGCAGGGGCAAAACCTCATGCGCACAGTTGGGGACATTGTTTCCACCTATTTCAGGCTGATTCAAGAATACCCGGAGTACACCGGCAGCATTCCCGTCAACATTGACGATACTGGCCTTGGCGGCGGCGTGACAGACCGCCTGGAAGAAGTCAAGGCAGAACGAGAACGGCAGCTCCTACGGATGGTCATCAACCCGGTGAATTTTGCTTCCAGGCCCCCCCAGACGGATGGCGATGTGGAGCATTACAAAGACATGGCAACCTTCCTTTGGGCCGGAGTGAAGCAGCGCATGGAGACACGCACCATCGTCCTGCAAAATGACGATGAACTCATAGCCCAGCTATCTGTCCGAAAGTATTTTCTGGCTTCTGACGGAAAGCTAAAGCTGGAAGGCAAAGAGGATATGAAAAAGCGTGGCATTAAATCCCCAGACCGAGCCGATGCAATAGCCCTTGCCTGTCTGCGGCAGAATCGGATTTACAACGAATGGACGGAGAAGGCTGCTGCTCTGGTTATTGAGATCTCTGCCGCCCAGGCCATGCGCCCCACAGAGGTCTCCATAGGCGTTTCTGTGGCGGGCCACTTCGGCGCTGCCATGGTGGCGACCCAAATCATCGGAGACGGTAAAAAGGCCGTTGTGATTGGAGCCAGAAAGTGCAGTACCGTTGAGACGGACGCACTCGGAAAAGAGTTTGTGGACTTCGCCCTCCACATCATCCGCACCTATAAGCGGTTGGATTATGTGAACTGTGATAAAGACGATGCGCTTATGCTGAAAGCACTGCGGGCAGCTTCCCAACGCCGGGGCTTGCCTCCTGTGATTCGCTATTCCGTAAATGCCCCTCTGGATGATCGGGTAAAGCTGACAGCCCGCTTGATTGCCCAGAATCGCCTTTTTCTGACTACAGACAGTCAATCATTGGAGCAGGCATTATCCTCCGCAACGTGGGAGGACAGCCGTTCCAGCACCCGGAACGAGAACATAGACGCAAGTGTCCTGGCGGCTTTTGAGTACACCATCGAACGCCGCATTTCCAGATTCCTTAATAGCGAGGCGGTGGTACGATGAACTTCTTTGAAAAAATCAGAAAGGCGGTGAGGCATTTGTTTGGTACTTCTTATGTGAGCAAGGCCTTTGGCATCCAGATTGCGGTATCTCCCAAAATGCAAACAGCAGTTCAGACGTGGACGGAAATGTACGAGGACAGACCGCCGTGGAAAGCCCTTGAAAAAGGGAAACTGACGCTCAACCTTCCGGCCGCTATTTCTTCGGAGATTGCACGGCTTGTGACCATCGAAATGAAGTCGGTTGTGTCCGGCTCTCCCAGGGCAGATTACATCAATGAGCAGTACCAGCGTGTCGTTGACAAGGCTAGGGACTTCACTGAAAAAGCGTGTGCCCTTGGCGGTATCTGTTTGAAGCCCTATGTGGTGCAGCAGACCGGACAGGTGGCCGTTTCCATTGTGCAGGCTGCGGATTTCTACCCCGTTGCCTGGAACTCTGACGGTGATGTGACCGCCGCCGTTTTCGTGGATACCACCTACATCAACGACAAGAAATATACCCGGCTGGAATATCACAAGTTGGAGGGCAACCAGTATACCATCACCAATAAGGCGTATCGACTGAACACAGCTTCCGTCAGCCAGGAGCAGAAAAAAAGCGCCCTGGGTAACGAAGTCCTACTTTCCGAGGTGCCGGAGTGGGCTTCTATTGAGCCTGTCGTGACCATCAGCGACATAGAGCGGCCTTTGTTTTCCTACTTCAAAATGCCCTTCGCAAATTCCGTGGATACCGCCTCTTTCCTAGGCGTGTCCTGCTTCTCCCGTGCTGTAGACCAGATTCACAAGGCCGATGATTTGTGGTCTGAAATGGCCTGGGAATATGAGTCCGGTGAACGGTGTGTCAACGCACCGGAGGATTTCTTCAGAACTGGCGAGGACGGGAAGCCTATTATCCCAGAGGGCCGGGAACGCCTGTACCGTACATTTTCGTGGGATAACGGCAAGGCGCTGGACACCTATAGCCCGGATTTTAGGGACCAAAGCCTGTTCAACGGCCTTAATAAAGTGCTGCACAAGGTTGAGTTCCTGTGCGGAGTTGCAACCGGCACTTTCTCCGAGCCTGTCGAAACAGATAAGACGGCTACAGAGGTCAAACAGTCCAAACAGCGCAGTTTCTCCACCGTATCGGATGTCCAAAAAGCATTGCAAAAAGCCTTGGAGGGAATAGTCTACTGCATCGATGTGATGGCAACCCTCTATGAGCTGGCACCGGAGGGTGAGTATGAGATTTCCTACGACTGGGATGATTCCATCATCGTTGATCGGGAGGTCGAGTTCGCTCGCCTTATGAGCATGGCCGCCGCTGGCATGATTCGGCCAGAGTATGTAACCGCCTGGTACTATGGTGTATCGCTGGACGATGCAAGAGCCATGATGCCAGAGGCCGAGCCAGACAACCCGCCCCCGGAGGAGGAAGAATAAATGCTCACCCCGGAGTACCTGGCTTCCTTCCCGGATTATATCGTTACCCTGTTTGAGCAGTACGACGCTTTTGTGATCCAGGATTTCGCCCGGAGAGTTGCCAAGGCTGGCAAGGTCACAGATATGGCCGAATGGCAGGCTGCCAGGGCCAGTGAAATGGGGCTTTCCATGGACGAGCTGACCCGCAGAGCTTCGGAACTGCTGGAAATCACGCAGGAAGAATTGAAGGCCATGTACCAAGAAGCGTTTGACAGCTACATCGAATCCGATACCAAGCGATTCAGCGGTAGCGGCCTAAATTATGACCGTGTTGCAACAAACCCAGTTCTCAAGGACTATATGACCGCTGCCCAGGAGCAGACACAGAAATCCTTGAAAAATATCCTCGGCCACACCGGGGCGATTAAAAGCATGACCGGCACCACAGCTGTCATGCTGAAATATGGCAACCAGCATATGCCCATCAGCAAGGCATACGCCATGGCCCTGGATCTGGCGCAGATGCAAGTGTCTACTGGTGTCCTGGATTATAACACCGCCATCCGAAACGCTATCCGCTCTGTTGCCAAACAGGGCGTTTCTACGGTCATAGGTGACGCTGTGGGCTACGATTCTGGCTATCGTATTTCCGTCCGGGGTGCTGCCAAAATGTGTGTCCTGACCGGAGTAAACCAGATGGCCGGAAACATGAACCGCATGGTTTGCGATGAACTGGGCCTTGACCTTGTCGAAGTCACCGCCCACATGGGCGCACGTCCATCCCACCAGGTGTGGCAGGGGCAAATCTATTCCCGCTCGGGGCGGTCAGGTAAGTATGAGGATCTGGTTGAGGCCACCGGCTTGGGCACGGTGTCCGGCCTGATGGGTGCCAACTGCCGGCACAACTACTACGGCTATTATGAGGGCAGCCCCAGGGCATATACGGACAAAGAGCTGTACGAAATGACCGATGAAGGCGGCCCACATATCGAGTATGAAGGCAAGACCTACACCTACTATGAAGCCACCCAGAGGCAACGGCAGCTCGAAAGAGCCATCATTGTCACCAAGCGGGAGTTGATTGGATATGACGCTGCCGGAGACCAGGAGGCTTTCCAAGAGGCGGCAATCCGGCTTCGGGGACAGAAGAACCGCTATGCGGACTTCTCGAAGAAAGCCGGTATCCTCCCTCAAGATGAATGGCTGCACCAGGACGGCTATGACCGTAGTTTGTCCGGCAAAGCTACCTGGGCAGTCAGAAAAGCGTCAACACCACAGTTGACCAATGCGGTTGGCCGGGGTATAATTACGGGTAGAAAGACCTCTCAATATGGCATTCCCAATTCCATCGTTCAGACGGTAGCCCAAAAAGGCGGTATCACCCGTGATTATTACGATGGCAATGGGGTGTGGGTCAAGGAAATATCCAATAATGACCACGGATTCCCCAAGCGGCACCCATTCGGAACGAATGGAGAACACGCCCACGACATAACATGGGTCAATGGGAAGCAGTACCGCACATCGCGAGAGCTGACAGATGATGAACGAAAGGAGAACGCCGACATTCTATGACTGCAAAAGAGTTGAAATATGAAGTGGACGTAAATCTTCGTGACATCGAGTTTGAGTACAAAGGGGTCTCCGGTGCCATCTGCCCGTTTGGCCGAGACGATATTGCTGTTAAGTACGGTGATGCGGAAACCTCATTCGATTCCGTGGATGCGTTTATGAATGAGCCTTTCATTGACGGAAAGCCGATGAAGGACATTTGCGAAAAATTCATTATCTAGCAGTCGGTTTTCCGGCTGCTTTTTTCATGCAAAAATCTGTATTCTGGCTCACCTAATTCAAGGTGGGCTTTTATTTTGGAGGAACCCAATGGAAATCAGTAAGAAACAGCGGTTTATCAACGAATGCCGGGAGGCTATGGAAAAGGACAATGCAGGAGTTACCATGTTCATCCAAATGCCCACCGGCGAGGAAGAACTGATTCACAACCCCAATCTCGCCGCCAAGCTGGATTATATCGAGCGGGCTTATGACGATGATCTGCACCTCAAATCCTGCCCGGAAATCCGTATCAACGAGTACCACATCCACATTC